GGGCTGTCCCCAAGGGGCAGGAATACCTCGCTGAGGACACCGTCATTGCGACGGTGGTTGCCGCCCCTGCGACGCAGGCGGCTGGCACGTACTTCGAAGTCTACCTCGACTACTACCTGTCGTGAGGTGAGCCATGCCGAAAATCAAATACCTCGGCTCAGAGCCGACTGAGTGGCAGGGCCACAAATTCACCCCCGGCAAGGCCGTTTCGATCGATGACGAAGCGCTGATCGCGAAGGCGAAAGGCAATCGGTTCTTCGAAGTGACCGGCGCTGGCAAGCAGGAGCCCGAGCCCGATCCGAACGAAGATCAGGCCGAGCCGGAGGAAATCGCTCGGATCGACCTCATGGAAGGCGATGCAAGCGATCCGACCTTCGTCGGCACGGGCGGCATCTCCCCGGATGATCGGCAGCTGTCCAGCGGTGGCGAAGACGTTCCCGCCAACACCGTGATCGGCGGCTACGAGATCAAGCATCGGGGCCGCGGCAAGTACGACGTGCGCCAGGGCGATGATGTCGTGCAGTCCGGCCTTTCTCTGCCCGAGGCAGAGGATTGGGTGCGGGCTCGGAGTGTCTGATGCAGCAGCAGCGGATCACCAACACGAAGCGGCTCGGACTTTAAGACATGGCTTCTGCTGATCCGCTGCTGTCGATCAACATCGGCGAAAGTCCCAACGATCGCACGGGAGACGGCCTGCGCACTGCGTTCCAGAAAACCATGAGCGCGGTCAATACGCTTGCCGACACGAAGCTCGGCGCTGCGGCGTCGGCGAGCAGCCTGAAGGCCAATTTGCTCGCAGATCCGGGGCGGGCGCAAGACGTCAGCCTTTCCGAGTTCGGGCAGGCTATCAGCTTGGGGATCACATCCAGCGATCTCTCGGCATTTCGCGTGCGGCTGCGAGCGGCGCGGGTGGCCGGCTTTGCCGCGGCGGGTGATGCCGGGGAGGGCGCCATCTATGTCAGCGCCAATGCAGCCTCCGGCCCGAAGTCGATCTTCAACGGGACCTTCTACTGGAACCTGACCTTTCCTGGCGACGTGCAGATCGGTCACTTTGGGGCGGGCCTCGGCGAAGATGACACGGCCGCTGTAGCGACGGCGCTGACATACGCCATCGACCAGCGCAAGCGAGCTATCCTTCCCCGCGGCGCGGTGCTGGTCGATGGCGTGCAGCCGTCCTGGCCGACGAACGGCACGCCGTTTTCACCCGGCCGACTTTGGCTGTCCGGCGCGGTGCAGGGTGGCTCCGTCATTCGCAAGGTCGGAACGGGCGGAACAGGGACGCTGCTGACCGCTGGTGAGGTGCCATCGAAATCCATCAAGAACGACGTCACCATCGAGGGCGTCACTTTCGATGGGGTGTCGATCGATAAGACGTATTCGGGCTACAACATCCTTGATGCGTGGCGGGTCACGCTGCGGAATGTCGAGAGTGTAAACTGCCAGTTCGGGCATCAGCTTCTCGGCTGCATCTATCTGAACGCCGAAAACGTCAACAATCATGCCTGCCGCTATGGTGGAGCGGCGCTCAATCTCAACGAAAGCTACTTCGCCCCGTTGATTGGGCCCGCAAATATCCACACGCACACGAATTGCACGTACAACGAAAACACCAACAGGGGCTATATTTTCGACTACGGCTCCATGCTCGTCATGATGACGTGCAACATTGAGTACAACGGAACCGTTGTCGGAGACGCGGACCATGGCGGGCTCTATGTCGGCGACAAGATCGGATACGCGCTGCCCGGCACCATCATGCAGGGCGTCCACCTGATCGGTTGTTGGTTCGAGAACAACAAGGGGCGCGAGCAGATCAACCTTCGATCCGGCCGCAACATCCTCGATGCGACGCAGTTCGTCGTCCCTCCGGGGTTCTCGACCTATGGTGTCGTGCGGGACGGCGGCGTGCTCTCAATCACCAACAGTACCGTGTTTGCCGCAGAGTTTTTGGCCGGTAACGTGTTCGATGGCGCGGGCGCGGTCCTTGGAGGCAACCGGATCACGAGCGACTGCGCGCTCTACAGCCTCAAGATCAAATCGGACCTCTGGTTCATTGAGCGCATTCAAGGTCAAGGCGCGACGGTGCGGCTGGCGAACGGCACCTCCGTGCCCAGCAACGCAGCCACCGCTCTCCCTTGGAACGGTCTGTTGGTCGACAGCAGCGCGCCTTGCTTCAGCTACGATCAGAGTACGCGCATGACGGTTCCTGCCAACGTGCGGCGGGTTCGGCTGAGCGCCGGTTTCATGTGGGCGAGCAACGGGATCGGCATTCGTCAAGCAACGATCGTGAAGAACGGGTCTGAAGAGATTGCATCAACGTCGGCGCAGGCACACGGCTTCAACGCGCACAGCCTCGTCTCTCCGGTGCTCAAGGTCGTGCCCGGTGATTACTTCGAAGTGCGCGCCTTCCAGAACTCAGGCGGCGCACTCGGCCTGAACTTCAATCAAGCCGACGCTTTTCAGATGGAGGTCGTCTCGTGACGACGGATCGGGACCACTTCGCAGCGCGCCGCGCGCTCCTGGCTGAGTCCGCGCACACACAGTCGCCTGAGACCGAAGCCGCGGCGCAGGCTGCGTGGCGCGAGCACGCCCCGGATGATGCCCGCAGCTATGCGGATCTTCCAGAGCACGAAAAAGCACTGTGGCGATACACGGTGGCTCGGAAAGCTGCCTTTGCGAAATAAGGGCTTCTTGCCCTCGCCGAACAAAGCGTTTTGAGGCACGGAATGGCAGGTGGCATCATCGTATCGGCGGACTCGTCATCCGTCACGGTTGACAACGACCGCGGACCTCTTGGCCCGACGCCCAACAATAATGCCTTTGCGGCTCGTCGGGCGACCTCCGCCGACCTCGTGCGCGAGATCGCCGAACGCCTCGGCGAGGCTGGCGATGGCAACCCGTTGTCGCCGGAGGCTGCGCAGAAGATCCGAAACGGGCTTCCGGGCATCGTTGCGGATCTGGACATGCGGGACATCGGCACGTTCCCGAGCCTTGATCACGTGCCGCCCGCCGCGTTCAATCACCTCGCCGATATCGCGGCCTCCCAACTGTCGGGCAAGTTCGGCCTGCCGCAGGATGAGGTTGTGACGCTGGCGAGCCGTGCGCAGGCGGCGGAGCAGAAGCTTCGGCAGCATCGCAGCCTGCCGTACTCGGGCGCTCCTGTGCGGGCGTGCTATTTTTGACTCGCCAGTGGCAATAGCCGGGAACTTTCTAAGCCGGAGTCTAGTCCTTCATAGGTATTGTAAAGAAATCCATTCGGGCGATAAGCGACTGGGCGCATTGCGTCGTTGATTTCTTTTTGCGAGTGCCCAGAAGAAATAAATTTAATCCCACCTAACTCCGTCGCCGTGTGGGCTGCGCTTGCAAAGCCGGTCCCTGCGCCTGTGCGTATATCGGCATTTAACGCCGCCTCGCGCTGGAGCGTGGCGATGGCGTCGCGGGACGTCTTGATTTGAGGCTCTGGCAAGTTGCGCCGCTCAAACGCGAGCTTCAGCGCCTGAACAGCTTTCACGAGATCGTTCATGGCAAATCTCCTCCAGGGCAAAGCCTAGCACAGTATGGTCGCTCTGACCTTCCCAAAATCCTCCAGCCCTGGCGCTCGCCCTGGCGAGGGCGCTGGCCGTTTGGTCAACGTCTTTTGGGCTCTCGACGGCGAGCGCACCGCTCTCGTGCCCGCCCCTGGCCTCGTGCCGTTCAGTGTGGTCGCGCAAGGGCCTCGTGGCTTCCTGCTCGTCGGCTCGCTGCTCTACGTCGCCGTGAAGGATGCGCTCTACACGGTGAATGCGGCCGGCGTCGCAACGCTCGCTGGCGTCCTTTCTGGCTCCGATCCGGTGACGATGGCGCGCAACAACCGCAGCCCGTCGCCTGACGTAGTGATCGTGAGCGAGGACGGCGCCTTCGTAGCGACGACTTCCGGCGTGAGCGACTACCCCGACCCGGATGTGAACACGCCCACGAGTGTGGCCTTCCTCGACGGCTATTTTCTGTTTTCCTACGGTGACGGCACAATCCGCGCCTCGGGCCTGAACACGACCGATCTGAATGACCAGAGCTTCACCAAAGCCGAGAGCAAGCCGGACGGCTTGATCCGCGGCATCACGAAGAACGGCCAGTACATCGCACTCGGGCCGACATCGACAGAGTTCTATTCGAACGCCGGCACGCAGCCGTTCCCGCTGGCCCGAGCCGAGGTGTCCGATACCGGGCTGTTCGGCAAATGGGCTGTGGCAGGCTTTGAGGACGGCTGGGACCGACCGTGGTTCTCCGTTGCCTCTGACCGCACCGTCTGCCGCTGGGATGGCTATACTCCGACCCGTGCCTCGACCCGCGAGGTGGAGCGTTCCATCGCCGGCATCACCGATCCGAACTCGCTGCGCGCGTGCGTCTACGGCTTCGGCGGCAACGCGGTCGTGAGCCTGTCGGGGCCGAATTGGACGTGGGAGTACCACGTCGCGGCCAACCGCTGGTTCGAGCGTGAGAGCTATGGCGCAAAGCGCTGGCGGGCCGAGCGCTCGGTAAACGCCTTCAACCGCTGGCTCGTGGGTGATCTGCGCTCCACCGGCATCATGGCGATCAGCGAGACGGCGCGGCGTGAGGGCTCCGACCCGCTCGTCTGCACCATGGAAGCCATCGGCCCGACCTTCCCGCAGGGCGCCCGCCTAGACGATCTGAAGGTGGAAATCAGCACGGGACAGGGCAGGGCGGAGGGGCTCGACCCGATCGAGACTGATCCGACCGTTCTCATCTCGTGGACGCTGGACGGCGGCGGCACCGATAGCAACCCGGTGCCGCGCTCCATGGGCCGTCAGGGCGAGTTCGGCCGCACGGTGCGCGTCGGCAGCCTTGGGCGCGCTCGTGGCGCTGGCGTGCGTGTGCGGGTCGAAGTGGCCGATCCGGTGCCGTTCAGCCTCTACGGCGCGGACCTCGGCCGTCTTGGGATGAGGAAGGGCTGATGGCGCTTAGATCGTTCGCTGACGTGAAGGCAGAGTTGCTCGGCATGGTTGAGCGCGCGGCAGACGGCGAACCGGTGCCGGAGATGGATGAGCGGGCGTGGCAGGCGATTGTGCGCTGCGCTGACGAGAACGGTGATCCTGCCGCCATCGTGGAATGGGTCATCAAATTCTTCCAGCAGACCGGGCGACTGAACGGCTGATGGCGCTCCCCGCCTCCGTCCCCCAAGAGCCGAAGCGCCCGCCTGCCAGTCAGCCTGTCACTAGCCCTGACGGCAGTATGACCACGCCCTGGCTCAACTACTTCGACGCCCTGGACCGCTTCAACCGAGCGCTCCGGGCGCATCTGGACACCCTCTAGGAGGCCCGTGTGGGAATTTTCGACGCGCTCACAGGCGCGGCGGCCAACCGCGCCGCCAAGAACAACGCCGCCATCATCGGCCAGAACCTCGGCGTCGGCGCCGATGCGCTGACGACCGGCACGAACAACGCACTGGCGACGCTCGGCACGCGCGGCAGCGGTGCGACGGCGCTCTCCGCGCTGGCCGGCGGCTATTCCAACGCACGCGACGATCTGAACAACCAGTACGGCCAGACGCAAGGTTACCTCGGGCAGCTCGGGCAGCTTTACAACCCGCTCGTGCAGCAGGGCGGCGGCGCCTACTCGGCCTACAGCGACGCGATCGGTGCGAATGGTGCGGAGGGCGCTCAGCGTGCAGCAACATCGTTCCAGGCCGCTCCCGGCTACCAGTATGCTCGCGATCAGGCCCTCGAAGCTGTTCAGCGCAGCGCTGCGGCTCGTGGCGGGCTGGCCGGCGGGAACGCGACTGCGGACATTCTCAAAACCGCAACCGGACTGGCTGACCAAGGCTACCAGCAGTACGTCAACAACCTCCAGAATGGCTCCAACTTCTTCACCCAAGGGCTGGCGGGGCAGGGGAGCGCGTTGCAGAGCCAAGCGAGCGCAAGCCAGAACCAAGGCACCGCTCTCGGAAGCCTAGGCACCAGCTACGGCAACAACGCCGGCAACCTGTTCACCAACGCTGCTGCGATGGAAAACGGGTTCGGCCAGAACGTCGCCAACCTGTGGGGCAACGCGACGAACGCCCTGGTGCAGAACAACAACAACAAGGCGCAGGCGCAATCGCAAGCGAGCGCCAACCTGATCGGGCTCGGTCAGAACGTGCTTGGTGGCTTTGCTAACTTCGCATCGGGCGGCGGTACGCTGTCGAAGCTCGCCAACGTCTTCTCCTGAGGTAAGGCATGTCGGGCGGTCTCGTTCCCTCCATCGACTTCACGCCCCTCTCGCGGCTCGGCCAGACGTTAGCGACAGGTCTGCGCGAGAACGAGCGGCGCAACGCCCTTCAGGGGCTTGGCGTATCGCCCGGAGATCCAAACTTCCTGCCGAAGCTCGGTCAGACGCTCGTCGGGCTGGGAGACATTGACGGCGCCCTGACCGTTTCTCGCCTTCAGGAGGCATCGCAGGATCGCACATACCAGCGTGGGCGCGACGCTCGGCAGGACGCTTTTCAGGAGCGTACGTTCAGCGTCGGTCGTCAGGACGTGGCCGAGAACCGTGCGCGTCAGGATCGGCTTGATGCGCGCTCAACTGATCAAGAAAAGCTGCGCAACTACTACCTTGATCAGGGCGACAAGCGCGCGCAGGAGCAGCTTGAGTTGCAACGGCAGCAGGCGGCGCGCAAGGCAGTCCCGAACAACTTTGAGGTTGATCCGGATAACCCGAATGGTGTTCGCCCGGTTGTCGGAGGCCCGGAAGATCCGGCGTACGTCGCTCGGCGCAAGCAGGCCGAGGCTTCTGCCAAAACCGCAGAGGAGAAGGCCCTCCCGGCCGAACTGGGCGCTCGTGTAGCCCTTTCGCAGTCGTTCCTCGATGCCGTTCCCGAGTTGCGCGCGAAGGTGAAGGCAGGCGGCGTGACGGGTATCTGGGATCGGTCAATGGCCGAGGCTGGACGCGGAGAGCAGGGGGAGATCCTGAGGCGCATCCGCTCCGGCTCGGAGGCCATTGTCCGCAACCTGACCGGCGCGGGCATGAACCAATCCGAGGCGGAAGCGCGCGTTAAGCAGTACGAGCCGGGCCGGCTCGACTCAGCGGA